CCGGAGATAAGGGTCCAACAGGCGATCCAGGAGATACTGGAGATAAGGGTCCAACAGGAGATCCTGGTGATACAGGAGATCCAGGCGCTACGGGTGACCCTGGAGATACAGGAGACAAAGGACCTACTGGAGATCCTGGAGATCCTGGAGATACAGGTGGTCCCGGTGATAAAGGAGATACAGGCGATAAAGGACCTACAGGTGATCCAGGAGACACGGGAGATAAGGGACCAACAGGAGATCCTGGCGATACTGGAGATCCAGGTGCCACCGGCGACCCTGGTGATACAGGAGACAAAGGTCCAACAGGAGACCCAGGAGATACTGGAGATAAAGGTCCTACAGGTGACCCAGGTGATAAGGGTGACACGGGAGATAAGGGTCCTACAGGCGATACTGGTGGAGATACCGGTCCAACCGGTCCAACTGGACCTACAGGACCCACTGGTCCCACAGGACCTTCTGGAGGTCCAATTGGTCCAACCGGAGATACCGGACCTACTGGTCCAACAGGTTCTCCTGGAGCTACAGGAGCTGCGGGCGCAACGGGAGCTACTGGTCCAACTGGTCCTACGGGAAGTGGTGGAGCAACTGGCGCTACAGGACCCACTGGTCCAACTGGACCCACTGGAGCTAATTGGGTTATTTTAGGAAAGACCGCTGGATATACTCTTGTTAATAATACAGATAATTATTCAATGGTTGATTGTGGTTCAAGAACTGGCGGCTTTACAATAACTCTTCCAGCTTCTCCTTCTACATCACAAATGTATGGAATTGTGGATGGGTCTGGCTTGGCAGTTAGTTATCCAATTATAGTGGCTGGTAACGGAAAGAACATTGCGGGAAACCCACAATATATATTAAATCAAAACAATGAATGCATAATGATTATATATAATGGAACACAATGGTTGGTGGTATAAATGAGTAAAATAATACCTGGATATACAAAAGTAGCTGCAGGAGATTTTACGCAGAACGCGGCTCCCGGTGTAACAAATGTATTAACAGATTCAATTAATGGACTTAATATTAAAAGCACTAATACAGCGGCTGGTTCTATATGGGAAATGTCGTCATTAACTAAAGTGGCGCCCGCCACACCATATTGCGTGACTGCTCATTTTATCAATTATGGAAACCAAACAAGGTTAACTGGGTATGGTTTAATATGGAGACAGAGTTCTGATGGCAAGTGTCATTCATTAATGAATTATACAAATGAATCAACTATCGCAGAAAATATTGTTTTTAGGAAATGGTCTGATGCTACACATCCAGCCGATTATTCCTATGTATCTAATGAATTATGGGATCCAAAATGGTTCAGAATAGTAGATGATGGAGCAAATAGAATATCATACATATCTACTGACGGAATTAACTGGAAACAAGAACACTCAATTGGTAGAACAGATTATATTACGGCGAATCAAATTGGTATATGTTTTGATCCAATCTATCAAACTACAATAGTATTAATTACATGCGATCATTTTAAAGTAGATTATAGTGGATAATGAGCGATATAATACAAGCATATACAAAATTAACCACCACTGATTTTTCTAAAACAGGAACTGGTGCTGTTTCTAATATGACAAATTCAGTGCTTATGACAGATCCATCTGCTGGTTCGGCATGGGATTTTACTATATTAGTAAAGGCAGTACCAACAGCTCCCTATTCATTTACAGTTCATTGTGTTAATTATCAAACTTATGCAACGTATCAAGCATTTGGAATATGTTTAAAAGATAGTGCAAGTGGTAAATTAATTAGTTTAAATTGTACGACAGGAGGCGCTGTTGATACGAATTATATAAGAACTAAAAGAATGACAAATGAAACGACCGATTATGGAGATTATACATTAACATCAAATATATATTATACTCCTAACTGGTTTAGATATGTAGACAATAACACTAATAGATATTCATATCTTTCGAGAGATGGAATAAATTGGATACAATTTGATACACAATCAAGAACAGATTTTATAACACCAAATCAAATCGGAATTTGCATTAACCCATATTCTCAATCATCCGCTTGTCTGTTTGATCATTTTAAAGTAGATTATAGTGGTTAAATGAGTAAAATATTAAAAGCATATACATCATTACAAACTGCTGATTTTACAAAAGTAGGAACAGGAACAGTAGCTAATCAATGTAATTCATTGAGTATGGTTAGAGCATCAAATGCTGGAGCATTTAGTTGTTGTGCAATGGTTAAAGCAACACCAGCAACTCCATTCTCTGTCATAATGCATTTCATAAACTATGGTACCCTTGCCGCCTATCAGGGATATGGTCCTTGTTGGCGACAAAGTTCTGATGGCAAAATATCATCATATATAATCTACACTGGCAGTGGAAGTTTTAATTTTTTGAGAACCGCCAAGTGGACAAATGAAACAACTTATTTGGGAGCTTATGGCGCAGATCTTCTTGATCCACTCGCGACTACTCAATGGTTTAAACTTGAAGATAATGGAACAAATAGAATTTTCTATATGTCAACTGATGGAGTAAGTTGGGTCCAATATCATTCGATAGGAAGAACAGATTTCATAACCGCCAATCAAGTTGGTTTCTTAATTGAGCCTTATAATCAGGCGTGCGCTTTGGTTGCTGATAGCTTTAAAATAGAATATACTGGATAAATCATTACTAACCCTTACTAAACAAATTATATTTATACATCATATTAGATGCATTAATTTGCACGAACACAGGAGAGCGGATTAGCCGCATAACTAACAGGTAATTCCACCTCACGGAAAAAGGACAGAATGGCAGATAAACAAATCGACTCAGCGAATTCTGAGCAAGCGGATACAGCTTTAAGTGTCACGATGGAACAAGTTAATCAAGCGGTGAATGCGGCAATTTCTAATCGATTCAAATCATTCGAAAAGAAATTTGAAGAATTTACTTCTAAATTATCTAATCCACAACAGGCAGAGGAACCAAAGAAAGACGAAAAGCTTTCTAATACTGAACTTGTCAAATTAAAGCAACAGTTTGATGCCTTGAAACAAGAGCGCGATTCAGAAGTTAGCAAACGCAAGGATTTCGAGCTTCGTAATACGGTTAAAGAAAACCTAATTAAAGCTGGAGTATCTACGCCGATGATAAAAGCTGCAATGGCATTATTGGTTGATAGCGATAAAATTGTTGGATATAATGATGACGAGCAAATAGTATTCAAGACAGAAAGCGGAGATTTAGATTTAGCAGTTGGTTTAAAGAACTGGTCTAAATCAGAAGAAGGAAAAGCTTTCGTAGCACCACGAGGCGCACAAGGTTCCGGCGAAAGGACGTTTGGTAAAACAAACACAAACACGACAGTAAAACCATCCAGGGCGGAAGTCGGCAATATGTTGGAAGAAGCTTTATTGGGTGGCGGACTTAACAAAGAGTAACTATTTACAAAGGATAAAACACCATGGCTGTAAGTTCACTTAGCGCTATTTCCAGCGCACTATCATTAATTTTCGATCATAAACTTGCTCGTCAGTGGAATCGTATGGCGCGCACTATTAGTCTTCTGGACGCAAAGCCAGGGACTGGTAAATCGGTAAACTGGGATGTTTCCACTTCTGGTCAGACCGCAACGGCACATACAGAAGGGCAGGACATTCAAAGTACAGAGCTTCTAATTGACGCTAAAGTTCCTATGATTCTACCTTGGGGTCTTTATCGTAATGCCTTCGGTCTGACCGAGCATCAACTCGAAGCGGCTCTACAGAGCAAAGAATCGGCTGAACAACTGATGCAGCTTCTGGAAGAATCCGTATACGAATCCGTTGCGGCTCTTGCTTCTAAACTAAACGTTGACTTATTTACTGGTATTGGTTCTTCAAGCCAACTATGCGGTTTTGATTATTCGCTACTGGTAACTGGTACATATGCGACACAAGACGTCGGTGCCATTACAGTTCTTCGTTCGAATCAAGACATGAACGGAACAGTTCCTCGCGCTCTTACCATTGAACTAATGGATAAGATGGAAGGCACTATCTTCACAGCATCGGGTCTCCGTCCCGATTTCATTGTAACGACTCCCAAAGTCTTTACTAAGTACAAGTCCCTCTTCGAGCCAATTCGTAGAGTAGTTGGTGATAGCGTTAATCGCTATGACACCGGCGTAACTGATGACGGCGTATATTTCCAGGGCATCCCTGTCATTCGTGATAAGGATTGTCCCGCTGGTTATATGTATTTCGTTAATAAGAGCGCTGCTCATATGGCATACATGCCGCCTGCTAACTTCGGTGATGCAGTTTCTTTCGTTGTAAAGATGGGCATGGGATCCAATGGTCAGGGCGAAGAGCAAGAATTCGGAATTCCTTTTAGAATTCAATCACTTGCAAAGACTGGCGATAGCGTCAAGTTCTTCCTTCGTACCGCTTGTCAGTTAGTAGTTCGTCGTCCCAATTCTTGCGGCGTAATCGGATACATTACCGAATAATTTTAGCCGTAAAAGGAAACTAACATGGCTATTAATATTCGCAAAGACGGAAGTTTATTTTTAGAAGGTGTTGTTACTGCTTATAATACACTCGTAGATGCAGCATTAACCACTCAATCACATAGAGATAAAACTTCAAAGCAAAATGGAACAGCATTTGTTCCAAGCAGCACACCTTTATTAATTGCTGGAGTAACTACAGATGCATACACCTGTAATGCTCTTGCAATTGAATTAAAGGGTGTGCTTTCATTCCATATCGCAGATACATCAGCACATTTGATTGCAGACATTGTAGACGTTAATTTCGACGGATATGCCGTCGGTAATCCCGCGTCTACAAATGTAACAAATTCAATTGCATTAGCAAATGCAATAAAAGTTGATTATTCTGCCCATATGACACGAACATCTGTACATTTAAATAATGATGTAACTAATACAATAGCTGCGCCAGACGCAACAGAAATTAATAGTTTGAAGACGCTGCTTGCAGATCTAAAAGCTAAAATCAATTTGCACGATGCAGCCTCGGGATTAAAGCAGAGGTATGTGCTAATTCCTGCTTAAAGAAATATAATGTTCTGGATTAATTCATCGAATTATATTGTAAAGATAAAGATAGATCTGGGAAAGGGTAGACAACCAATAGTTATTCTACCCTCCCAGATTATTGAATTGCCGGATTATATTACAAAAGACGTGATTGACCAGATAGCTCCTCAATTGATAGAATATATTTCACCAAAAGTTGAAATTATACCAGAAGAAACAATTGAAGCTCTACCAGTTGAAGTTCAAAAAGCAGTTTTGGATCCAACACAGTTCAAAGCTAAACGCGGAAGAAAACCAAATAAGGGAAAATAATGGCTTATACAGAATCCGACCGCGTACAAATTAGACATTTTATGGGAGCTGGCACAGTATTCCTTCAGCTATTTCCCAAATTAGAGAACGCAATTACAGCCACTCAATCAACTGCCGATGGTGGCACCAGACCAGACTCATCTACTGAAACGTATGCAAAAACAATAATCACAGACCTACAAGCGGTTGAAACAAAATTAAAAGCATTACATTGTCAAGTACAAGTAGTTGAGGCGAATCAAAAAGAGATAGTATTAAATGTTGCGCAAGGCATATTCCTTCTAAAATCAGAGGGAAGGAGAATGGTTGGTAATTTATCAAGAGTTCTCGCTTGTGCTCCTCTATATGATGCCTTCTCTTCGCAGCCGCCATCGGCAGATGATTTTGCTAATATATATGCTCCGGTGATGTAATGTCATTGGCAGATTGTATTAAATATACAATGGATCAGGTATTATCGATACCTTATCATTTAGGATTAAGACCATTTCGTGTATTTTTAACCAAGATTCAATACACGGGAACTCGTCCTGGATTAGGAACCAGAACAAGAACAGATACGGAACTCTTGGTTGGCGACGGCTACCCAATGTGTAATCAAGTCTCTGCCAGAGATATTTTCAATTCTGGCGGTTTACTTTCAGATAAGGATTTCAAATTAACAATTATAGATCCTTATACAACTGTGGACGGTATTAGTGGAGGAACTGCTGAATCTATATTTATGCCGCAAATGGATGGATATAATACTCAAATATATTTCCATTTATTTGGCGGTGGTTTTCCTCCAGGTGGACAATATTTCAAAAAGAAATATGGCGTAGAAGATTGTAATTTGGTTACTGATATTTATTTAGAAGCAACAGGCGAGATACCAGGAGCATGAAAGCATTCATAGCAGCATTAGCTAAAGCTGGTCAACAATTTGCTTCTAAAGTAGAAAATTCGTTAGAAGATATTGCTAAAGTTGCACAACAACAAGCAAAATCATCTCACTTATTTGGCGGATCGGTTAATGGAGGATTACGAGCAGCAATCAAAATCCTATCCAATGGAAGATTTTCCAGAACAGTATTAGCTGATAAAGATTATGCTGGTTATGTAGAATATGGCAACAATCAAAAGGGTCCTTATATCTATCCAATTCGTGCAAAAGCTTTACACTTCTTTATGAATGGAAAGGAAATATTTGCGAAGAGAGTAAGAGCACATGGACCATTACCTTTTATGGATGAAGCCAAACAATATACAATTAAAAAGATTCCAAGCATAATAACAAAGCACATTAAGGAAATTTTATAGTGGAAAATCGTTATTTTCAAGTAGCAGAGGTTTTATCTCCATTAACCAGTTCTACCACAAACTCACTATTATATGACGCGGATCCTTGTTTATATCGTATTATTCAGTATTTTTCTGGTGTGCTCATACTTCATTCATTGGACAGGTGGAACGCCGAAGTAACAAGAGCTTCCAGAACCGATTTAATTGATAAAGTAGTTAATGAAGTTCTTCCTTATGATCCTCTACCTCTTGCAACAGACAATCAATTTAGATTTCCATTGCTTTGTGCTTATAGAAATAATGAATCATATGAATGGAAGACAATTGCGTGGTATCATGTAATTTCAGAAATAGAAATTCTTTATATATTACCGCCACTTACATCAGACCAGACAGAAGGTTTATATCCATTTTTGACACATGCGGCAAGGACACTGGTAGATAGGACAGAAGAGACATTAGATTCTAATTTCAATTCTGGAGAACAGGTTTGGGTTGAAGCGGGCTTGGAAGAGATAGAAATTACAAATTGCACATATGGAAAGATACCTGGATTAAAGAACGGGTTACAATCTAATATTTATTTTCCAACAGTATCATTATCATTGAAATGTGTAGAAAAGAGAATGCCAGTTGCAGCCAACTTTGAATTGTTTGATGGAATAGATGCAAGGGTGAAGGTACACATAGACGGTACTCCATGCGATGTAAACGTAGCAGACATAAAGACACCATAACAGGAGAAAACAACATGAAGAAAACATTAACAGTATACGCCTCTGAACACGACGCAATGGTAGCAAATATTGATGCATTGGACGCAAAACCGCCAATGCGCAGATTTATTGGAAGACAATATAATGCAGAACTTGGCGAAGCTGGTGGCTGGGAAAAGAAATTAGAACCGGAAACAATTCCTTGCTATAATGATTATATAAAAGCAATTAAAGATGGCGATTTAATTCCGGCAGACGAACAAACCGCAAAGATATGCGGAGTGCCTTGGGCAAGAAAACAAAAAGATTCAAAGTAAACATTTCATAAAGGAAAAACAATATGGTAACTTCAATTCCTCTTATCGGTCTCGCGGCAAACGATCCAGTGCCAGGAAATTACATTGCAGTAAATTTTGCACAGGGTCCGGCAAGCTCCGGCACCACAAATTATTCAGCAATACTAATTGGAAATAAACTATCCACCGGCTCAGCAACCGTTGATACGACAGTTTATGGTCCAGATACCACGATACAATTGGCTTCAGAAGATGATGCCAAAAATCTATTTGGTCAGGGCAGCGAGCTTCACCAAATGTGGAAAGCTTTCGTCAAAGTAAATCCAGTAACCAGTTTATATGCAATTGCAGTAACCGAATCTGTTGGTTCGCAAGCAACAGGCACAATCGCAATTACATGCGCTGCTGCGACTGCTCCTGGAACATTAAGAGTTGTTATTGGTACCACAGTAATTGATACTGGTATTGCTCTAACTGATGTTGCGGCAACAATTGCAACAAATGCCGCGGCTTCTATAAATGCAGTGCCCGACCTTGCTGTAACAGCGACTCCTTCATCCAACAACGTTAATATAACTGCACGACAGAAAGGTCTACGCGGTAATGCCATTAGAATCAGCGCTCAGGTAATTGGGACTGGCACTGGTGCTACAGTAACTCCATTAGCGCGAACTGCATTAACTGGCGGAACTACAGCAGACAGTTCGACTGTAGCATTGGCAACAATCGCCTCCAGCAGATTCTATTATCAAGTAAGTGCAGCAGAAGATGCAACACAACTTGGCGCATTAGTTTCTCAAACAGATTCAAACGCAGCACCGACAATAGGCATTCGTTCAAGAGTATTCGCAGGATCAGTTGTTTCCCTTGCAAATACAATTACAGTTGCAACTGGAAGGAATTCCGCTCGTGCCGAAATAGTTTGGCAGGAAAATTCGGATCTTACCCCAGCATTGCTTGCCTCAAACGCAGCAGCTATTTATTCTCTCTTTGAGACCGCGCTCGGCGCGCAATCAAGTCTGAACTATGATGGTTTCGGTAATGATGCGGTAACTTCGCAATACTGGAAGATTCCAGCACTATTAAGTGGTGCAACAGTATCTCGCACATCAGTCAAGTCTGCACTGAACAATGGTATTACTCCAGTAGCAATATCTCGTCCAGGTGCGTCTTATCTGGTAAAGAGAGTTACTACTCGTTCACTCAGTGGCGCAATCGCTGATTATAGAATCCGCGATGCACACAAAGTCACGATCTGTGACTTCTATTCGGATGACCTTCTAAACAAAGCAAATCTTGAATTAGGCGGAAAAGCAATTGGCGACGATGTAGTTCTTGGACAAAGACTTCCTGGTGCAACCGTTGTTACACCAAAGACATTCAAGAATTTGATTGTCAAACTCTTAACAGAATATTCGAATAAAGATCTGTTGCAGAATGTAGAAGACATTAAAGCAGGCATTCAAGTTGTACGAGAGGTTTCTCCTTCTACAAGACTAAGCGCGCGTATTCCTCTACAACCAATTGATATACTTGACCAGACTGCAACCAACGTAGATCAAGTAGCATAATAACAATTTAATAAAGGAAAATAACAATGGCTTTAGTACAATACGCAAGAGCAACAATCAGTGTTAATAGTATCGATTTGTTTGAAGAGGCAAGTGTAACTATTAGCAGAACAACTAATTCGCAGCCAGTATCCACAGTTCACTGGGGTTACAACGGCGAAACACCCGGCGCGCCCATGTGCGAACTTTCTGTAGATAACGCTGTTCCAAGTTCGGCAATCGAATTTGATCCAGGCACCTACATGCTAACACTTTCTCCAGTTGGTGGACCAGGACCCAATGGCATTAAGTTTGTCATTGATGTTCCAGGTGGACCAACCATGCAATTTGATGGTTTTATTGTATCGGATAATTTCTCGCACGCGATAAATGCATCCAGCAAGATTACCTTCACTGCTCGTGGTCGATTCGAAACAACTTGGGAATAACTGAATGAGTTTCTTTCAGTTCGCATTATCTCCAGCCTATAAAATATACACAACAGCAAATGTCTATGTAAATGGATCTTTGCTGTTGGAAGAGGCTGCGGTGATAATTGACAGAGTTGCCGAAAGCACCTCTGTCTATACATTAGGCAAAGGATATGCTGGAGAAGCGTCTGGCGCTCCAATGATTGAAATGTCGGTTGATAATGCCGTCCCATCAACAAACTTTGAATTGGATTCTGGCAAGTTCTTGGGACCAATGCAAAAAGTTAATTTTGCAGTAAATGCTGGAGATAAAACTATACAGTTTGATGGTTTTATAATTGCTGATAATTTTAGTCATGCAGTTAATTCATCTTCAAAATTATCTTTTAAAGCAAAGGGATTTTTCGCAGACTGGGAATAACTAAATAATTCTTTACCTTGGCTCTGATGGTTCTTATTCTCCTGGGAACTATCAGAGCCATTTTTTATGAATGCGCAAACTCTCCGTGTAACTCCTTCCTTAATCTATCCGCCTCTTTTATAGCATCATCTATGCTATCAAAAAACGCATAAGCCTTCCTATATCCCTCCTTCTGAATTCTAACATACCATTTATTTCTTTGATTGCTCCAAGCTACATTCTTATATCCAGAACTGTTGTCTTTTCTAATTAATGCGTTGGCATTATTCTGTGATGTTGTGCATTCTCTTAAATTCATTATTCTATTGTCAATTCTATTGTGATTTATATGGTCTATTTCTGTTGGAAATTCTCCATAATATAAAAGCCAACATACTCTATGAAAAGAATAAATAATGTTTTTATCAATCTTTATATATAGATAGCCAGTCCTATTATTGAGAAATATTGATGCTCTACCAGTTTTACTTTTAATATTTCCAGTTTCTGGATCGCAAGTAAAGTTATCTAAAATGTATTGCTTCCATTCTGCGTCTCTCTCTTTATTTATTTTCATTGTAAAACCTCTATCGTTATATAAGAATACGAATCGTTACTATTTGATACATTACTATTAGTAGACACCAGGAGAAAAAGACATGACAGAAGAAATCAAATCAATAATTCAGGATGACATTTGGGCAAGAATAATGGCTACGGTACGCCCGCATGTAGTTGTGCCATTTCCAAGGATTAATCCAGACACTGGAGAACCCGTTGCTGAAATGGCAATGGTGGTATTAACATCAGAAGAAAGCGCAATAGTAACGGCTGATGCAGAAAAGAAAGTAAGAAGAATATTAAAAGATAATATTCCGGGTCAGGGCGAGGCGCACAGAGGATATGATGAACTTTTTAATACATTCATTGCTGAAGGACTTATATACACCGCTTGTCGTAATAAAGAGGATTTAAAGCGTAATTTCTTTCCAAAGAAAGAAGCAATTCTTCAAATATTAAACGTTGATGAGTTGGCTATATTACTTAATCATTATTATACGGTGCAGATTGAGTTGGGTCCAGTAATTTCGATGCTTAATGATGAAGAGATGGAAATGTGGACAAATAGATTATTGGAGGCGGGCACGAAGCCAGCTTTTTTATTAAATTCATGCTCATTGGAAGTTCTGAAGATGTTGGCAGTGTTTTTGGCAAACCAATTAAAGATCTCACGGACATCGAACTCCTTGCCTATCTCACAGCCAGAAAACATTTCCTCGGAGAACTTGACAAGCGAAAATCAAAAGAACAAGAAGACGCCTTCTCCAAAGAAATAGACATCAAGCTAAGCAATGTTTGTACATTGGAAAGCCTTCTAAAATATAATAATATAAATGCAAACAATTAAAAGAGTGCAATAATGGCAGGTTTACCTCCAGTTAACATACAGTTCGTTGCGGGCGGTGTATCTAATGTTTTATCCGCAATTAAAACATTAGAACAGGCTTTTACTCAATTGGAGAACAAAATAACTCAACTTGCCAAGAGAAGCGCGGAAGATAGAGTTAATGCTTTTCAGAAAGAGTTTGCTTCAAAGAAATCAATTGCTGAAAGATTTTCAACAGAATACAAAGCTATACTTGAAAAAGAGGTTACAGCAACAAAAGCGGCTGCACAGAAAAAAGAAGAAATAGAAAGGCAGCATACTCAAGTATTGAGGAATGAAGCACATAAGCGCGGGCAGATATTTAGTGCGGCGTTGCAGTCAATGGGAGTTCAGGGCGTAACCGCACAATCAAAAATTGCCGGGCAAATGGTTCCTATCGGCGCTGGATCTGCTGTAATGATTGGAAGTGCGGCGATTGGAAGTGCGGCTTTATTATCCGGAGGAGCTGCGTTTTTTGGTGGAAGGGATTATAATAAACACCCTCTTACAGATGAAGAAATTGGAATATATAATCCAAACAAACACGCACCTTTTTGGAGGAAAAGTAGGATAGCCGCCCTCGAATCGAAAGGGCGGATGAGTCGAGCAGAGGGAAATGAATTAGTAAGATTAAGGCAACCAATACTTGGAGGAAGACCTTTATTTGGTTGGAATCAATATTCTCCAAAAAGCGCTATGCCGGATGGTGAAGATACAGAAAAAAGCCTTGGCGGAATTAATGTATTAAGTTCTTCTTTAGCCGCTGTTACTGCATCATTATATGTATTCAAACAAGGTTTAGATATAGTTGTTGGTGGTTTAAAACAGGCAGCAACAGAAATGGTAAGCGGAGTTACCACAATTGGTGGTGGCTTTTCTATTAGTGGTTCTTTAGTAAGAGCTGCAAGTTTGGAAACAAGTGCTTCTCAAATAGTGGCAAACGCATTGCCAGAACCAGGAATAGGTTCTCCTTCTCGCGGAGAATTGATTAATTGGGCGAGAAAGAATGCCCAGGGTGGAGAACATACGGCAGAACAGTTTATGGGAGGTTTAAGGGCATATCAGGGATTAACTGGAAGAACTTCTCAATTTATGAAGATGGCTCCATTTATTGGAAAACTTGCATCTGTATCTGGTGCTCCATTTGAACAATTGGCAATGGGAGCAGCACAAGCCGGGTTACAATTCCAAAACTTCTCACCAGCACAAATTCAAGATATTATGTTGAAACAATGGCAAGCTGGTAGAGAAGGAGCCATTGAGATTAAAGACGCGCAAACAATGGCAAGAGTAACTGCTGGAGCCAGAATGTTATCTGGTGGACCAACAGTTGCTAACTATATGAAGCAAATTGGTATGGTTCAAATTGCAAGACGTTCGGTTTCTTCTCCTGAAGAAGCGACAACCGCGTATGAAAGATTCCAACAATTCGCAGCAACACATGCCGGAGAAATAGAGGCTCTTGGTGGGCAGAAAGTATTGAACAAACAATCTCAATTTACCAATATGTCACAAACGGTTGCTGATGCCATAAAAATACTTATGACCAAAGGATATGGAACTGCTGAAAAGTTGTTTGGGCGTGAAGGAATCAGAATGGTACAAGCAGCTTCTGCCGTTACTGGTGGAACATATGATAAAGCTGCCGTTGAAATGATCGATGCAATTGTAAATACTAAAGCATCTTTAATTGACTTAGATAATGCATTTAAAGAAGTACAAAGCACATCGGCATATGAATTAAAACAAGCGTTTAATGCCTTATCCGAAGAGGTTGGAGCAAGTCTATTAATTGTTCTCAAAGAAAGTGGTCCACAAATAAAAGGACTTCTTAAAGATCTAATGAAGTCCATACCAAATCTTATGATAGAATTCTTGGCATTATCTCAAGTATTACCAATAGTTGGAGACGCTTTTGTTGCACTTGGTCCGCTAATAATCGAACTTTCTAAACTATTATTGTCTGCCGTTGGTTGGATGACAGATATGACTCCAGAACAAAGAGCAACCAAAGCTGCAGAGTTTGAAGGTTTATTAATTCGTCTTGAAAAGAGGCGATTGAGTCCCGAACAACAGCAAGGGCAGAGAGCACAAGATGTCGGCGCAATTATGAGCGTCCTTAATAGTCCAGAACTAAAAGGAACGCGAGGAAGATACTTCTATGGTGTTGATGAAGAAAGTTTTAGAAAGACTTTGCTATCTGGAACATCAGAAGAAAGGGCTTCAGCTATAAGTAAAATACTTACAAGATCCGAAAAAGTCGGAGGAGGCGCATTAAAAGGAACACAATTAGAAGGAGATTTGAAGAGAATACTTTCATTGGAAACTGGTAATGCTGCATTAATTGAAGCTGCTTATATGCTTATGGGCGCAGCAGAAAAATTGGCATTATTACAGACGGCTGAACATACACCGCTCCCATCTACGGGACCAAAAGCATTCCTAAATTGGGGTCCTTCTAATCGTTAAGGAATAAATGAGTTTAATCAATCTTGGACATAACTATAAAGCTGATGTAGAAAAAGCCAGAAAACGCGATAACGCGCTTGAAAAACAACTTGATAGATTCAAGTATCCAAAACCATCGTCTGATGTTTCGGATATGGTTAAATCTCTATTACCTGTTAGATGGGATGATATTTATTTTCCGGTTACTGAATTAACTACAGATGTTGCACAAGCAGTTATTGAACATAAATATCCAAATAGAGATTCAGCAAGACTCGAAGCAATGGGTAGAGAACCTCTCATTATTAAATGTAAAGCAGTGTTTGTTAATACCATAGTTCCTGGTCCTACTGATAACTGGAAACAGGGAGATCTATATCCATATACATATATTAAACTTCTTTTATCAAGTTTCTCCGGAGACACAAAGAAATTACAACATCCAGTTATTGGAGAAATTAATTGTAAAATGATTTCTTTCAATCCAGTAATTGATGCGAAGTTTCGTGGTGGAGAACTTGTAAATATTACATGGAAAGAAACAATAGTTGGAGATCTTGATTCCACTCTTCAATCATTGGAAAGCAGAGTCGCTTCTGCCAAACATAATGCTGCGGCTTTAGACAATATGATGCCGGATCTCATTCCTTCTCCTGCAGATTTAGCGATACCTGTCTATAAAGATTCACTATTAGACCTAATTAATAAGCTTGAGACATATGTCTCTTTTCCTTTGAAGTTTGCCGGTCAAATAATTGGAACCGTTGCTTCTTTAGAAGGTCGATGTCAAATTATTATAAGTAAAATCAAATCAAATTACCAAACAACTTGGGGTCAAGCAAACCAATTGGCATATAAATTGAAAGCCGATTCTAAATGGTTTAGGGATGCAGCAAAATGGGCATCAGGAAATTCTGTGTCATCAAGAATAACAGCAACATTTATTACAGATAGAAGAACAGTATTTACTAATCTTTGTGCAAGATTACAGAATACATATTCCGATTTATCAGCATTAAATCCAGAGCTTGCTAAAATGGTATCTATACCAGTTGGAACATCTGTTCAATATTATAAGTCATAATGCCAGAAACAAAGTATGATCAAATAAGTATTCAATTTACAAAACCTGGAAGTGGAGATCCCGCTTTCAAAGTTGATAATTGGACATCTTATTCTTTCGAATCGGATTATTTTAATCCAGTTGATAGTTTTTATTTTGAATTGGCTGATGATAGAGTTGATCAATTAATAAATAAGATTAGAATTGGAGATCCTGTTGAATTAATAATGTGGGGTAGGACACAATGTAAAGGTTTGATTGAAAAAGTAGAATTTGATTATAATATGTCTGGTGGCACTACGTTAAAGTTATCTGGTAGAGACATTCTTGGAACAGTTTGTGATGGCACCATTGCTCCAAATATAAAAATAACTGATACAAATACATTTGAAGATGCTTTGTTAAAAGCATTTGAAGGAGCCGGCTGGACTAAAGATAAAATTGAATTCATTAATTTCTCTAATGAAGCAAACTTTAAACCTGAAACACAACAAAAAGGTTCTGGAAGAAAGAAAAGAGAAAAGATTGGTCACCAATTAAAGCCACATAAGAATGAAGGGTTTATGGAGTTTGCAATGAGAATTTGCAAACGATCTGGTTGGAATATAAAATTAACTCCAGATGGACAATATATTCACATCGGAATGCCAAACTATGATACTACATCAGTAGATGGTACATTTTGTCATAGATTAAGTGATCCAAGTAATAATAATATATTATCTGCCGTTACATCGATGGATTGGAGAAAACAGCCTTCATATCTTATTGGAGAAGCAACGGGAGCGGGCGGTAATTTTAGAAAAGGTATTAATAGCGTATTCGTGCCCAATGCTTTGTTGTTAGACCAAGATGATATAATTCTTTATGGATATTCCCATATGTCGGAAAAGAAAATCAAATGGGTTGATCCAAATCCAATGTTAACTGAAAATCTGCCATCATTAATAAAAAATTTATTTCCTGGTAAGGTAACAGTTAATACTCCAGAAGCTAATCAAAAGTTACGCCCTTTATTTGAATATGATGACGAATCAAAAACAATGGCAGAGTTACAATACGTAATGATGAAGAAGATGGCGGACTTTCAAAACAATTTCTTTTCATTGGAGATTGTAAAAACCGGGCATTCATTTGTAGCAGATGGTGTACATTATGTAGACCAAATAAATACAATGTGCAGAGTTATAGACGAAACATATGGATTTGATAATGATTTCTGGATTCAAAAAAGAACATTTACAAAATCAAGAAATGCAGGAACCAGAACACAATTAACATTAAAAATTCCTTATATATATGTTTTCGAGGAGATACTATAATGTCAGTTTTTGATACATCAAACCTTTTCAATATATATGATGTTTTAACATCCACAAAAGATCCAATCACTGGAACGCGCACATATCAACTGGGAAACGTCACAAATTCAGAAGTGACATCTGATGGCGCAGAATGTTGGCAGCATTTTGGATTTGCTTCCAGACCGGCAGAAGCCGTGCCGAACGGCACGGATGCACCTCAAACAATTGCCATTGCCCGTTCTGATAGAGACTTGGCAATTGCTGAAAGAGATGTTAGAGGACAAGAAATATATGGAGAATTAAAGGCTGGCGAAACTTGTCTTTATGCAACTGGAAAGGATTCAACTGGTCAGGCAAGAATTCTTCTAAAACAAGATGGCGGAATAAATCTTTATACTAAAAAAGGAAATACTGATTCTGGTCAAGGTTTTGGTATATTTCTTAATGCTGATGATGACTCAATTACATTAACAAATTCAACAGGTTGCGGTATTAGGATTAGTACAGACGGCGTACAAATTATAGGAAAAGCTGGAGCCGCAGGAATTACTGTTTCGGATAAAATCCAATTATCCAGTCAAACTATACAAGCACCAAATCTGCAAGTTCTTGGAGGCATAACTGTAGGATCTGGTGGAGCAAATATTGGTGGACCAACAGTGATGACCACATTGACAGCAACAACTTGCACAACTGGACCGATAGTTGCCGCTCATATTACAAGCACAGCAACATTAACGGGAACATTAGCCGCGACAGGAGTGCTTGTAGGCGCATGTAATATAGCGGTAGCCGCATCACCAGTAGTATTGGCATAATGAAAAGAAAACAAAAGAAACCAAGGAATATGATTGTTCTGGCAATGCTGTTGCATTGCAAGGGCGGCTTTATGAAAGATAGAAGGCTGCCGAAAGGTGGTGCTCGCAATAAACAACGAGAATATCTGTTGGAAATATAATGCCTTGTCTTCCATCTTTACAAATGCCTGGATTGCCAAGTATTAATTTACCCAGTCTTCCATCTTTGAATTTACCATCAATATCTATAAGTTTTAATTTTGAATTTCCAATTCCATCATTATCTCTACCGGGTTTGCCAAGTATTAATTTACCAAGTTTACCATCATTGAATTTGCCAGCAATACCAATACCAAGTTTTAATTTTGAATTTCCATTACCAAGTTTATCATTACCAGGATTACCAAGTATTAATTTACCAAGTTTACCAAGTTTGAATTTACCAGCTTTACCTTCAATTTCACTACCATGCCCATTACAGTAAAATGACAACATCAATATTAGGTGCGGGTTTATCTCCATTCGGTTTATCATATGCCGGATACGGTTCTCCAGCCACAACAAATCCATTAAACAAAACAATTCTAATTGATGACTTTGGTATGCCCGGACAGGTTAGATTAATAGATCCAGTGACCAAAGACTATAGATTTAATTCAAGTGGAAGAATTGTTGGTGGAAATGGAATTCAACAATTGGTATATCTTGCATTACTAACTGTTAGAGGTTCTTCAGCAATGACAGATTTGGGTCAATCATTTACAAATGTAAAAGTTATTGGTTCAAATTATGTTTCATTGGTTAAAGGAGAAGTTGATAAAGCTTTGGCTTCATTAATAAATCAAAAGAAAATACAATTGGTTGATGTTATAGTAAGTAATAATGGTAATATGGCAAAGATTGATATTAAATGGAAAGATATAGCCACTGGAACAGAATTTTCAAATACAATTTAAGGAATGTAAATGTCAACACCTACACTATTAGTTAAACCACCAAATCAAATAATGACCGATTTATTGCGGACAATAAAGTCAGGGCTTATTGATATTGGAGTTACAGATCCTCAAGTAGATCCAGGTTCAGATTACTATGTTCTATGTCAAGCAATCGCAAATGAATTGGCTGTGGCAGAACAGAATGTTGTATTACAGGGCGATGCGCTTATGCCTGATACTGCCTCTGGTGCTGATCTTGATCGCATTCTTAATAATTACGGATTGTCAAGACGAGCTGCGAGTACATCCAACGGAGCTTGTCAATTAGTTTCAACAGCTTCTACTCTAATTCCAACTGGAGCACAATTAGTGTCTGCTCTTGGTTTAACTTATCAGGTAACTATTGGTGGAACTTATGCCACTCTTGCTGAAATTCCAATCCAATCAATCGGGACTGGAGCCTCCGCAAATTTAGATATTGGTGAGGTGCTCAACTGGGTATCAACTCCGGCTTTTGCAAGTTCCACAGCCGCTGTGACGCAAGCATGCACCGGCGCTGTTGACGCTGAGACTGATGATGTTGCCAGACAAAGGCTTTTGGCAAGAATGCAGAATCCTCCAGCTTTGGGAAATTGGCAGCAAGTCGCTGATATGTGCGAATCATTTGATCCAGCAGTTCAAAAAGCTTTTATTTATTCTACCGCTAACGGTCCATCAACACTTCATATTGCTTTAGTTGCTAATCCTACCGAAACAAGTAAATCAAGGCAATTGGCTTCTACAAAAGTTGTAACATTGGAATCTTCAATTAAAGGACAACTTCCAGAATATGTGGATTCATTAATAACCACAGTAGTTGATGTTCCAACCGATATATCATTTAAACTAACAATACCATATCCAATTGGTTCAATGAATCTTGGAACTGGTGGTGGATGGATGGACGATCAACCGTTTCCAGCAGTGACAACTGCTCTTAAATTAAGTAGAGGATTTTTGATAACTTCTACTAATATATGGATAGAAGTTGAGGGAACAATACCCGCGCCGATTCCTGGAGTAACTCACGTATCTTGGATTGATAGAGTTAACAATTATACCGTTAGAACCGCAACAATATTATCACAATCATATAATACCACTGGTCCTGGAATGCATTATTATGATGTTATAATTGATACGCCATTTGTTGGACTTGCAGCCGGAGATTATATATTTCCATCAGCATACAGGGCACAAACATATGTAGATGCAATATTAGCTCAATTCGCTATAATGGGACCTGGAGAAAAATGCAACGTGGCAACTTTGCTTCCAAGGGCTTATCGTAAACCAAGACCAAATCTATCATATCCAAATGCAATTGATGGAACAATGTTAAGAGCATTAATTGAATCTTCAAACGAAGTTCAGTCAGCAGATTATTGGTATTCCACTTATGGAACGGCATCTGTTGCAATTGTTAGTGCAGTAACTGATGCACCAAATATATTCGTGCCAAGGCAAATAGGGTTTTACCCAGCTTCAATAGTTTAAAAAAGGAATAATATGTCACTACCTCCAGATACATTATCATATTCAGATCTCGGTGGAACTAAAATAGAATATTCTGCGCCTGTAGATACAAGTACAGATAGATCAGCAGCGGAGGTTAATCTTGCATTTGCAGCTACTGCGGAAATGACAAGAACCTCATTAAGAACATGGTTTAAATTTAGAGTTAATGGTTCGGGTGCTCCCACATTAGTATCATGGGATGCCTCTTGGAAAGGTGGTACTGTGACTCCTCCAACATTCGCTCTTATAGCCACCGGTAAATATACTGTTACTCTGCCAGCAACCGTTTTAGACGAACAGGGTGTTTCACATTCTATTAATCTACAAGCAGTTACTGCATCTATATGTAAATCAACTGATGCCGTTATAGGAGCAACATATCTGTTAGAACCAATGATTTTGACAGCTAATACAATTAGATTGTGGGTTTCAACGGGTGCAGCGGCAGTAACTCCTCTAAATTCAGTCATAACTATGTTTGTAGTATAAGGTTAATATGGCGACAACAGGCAGATTTTCTCCAATATTTAGAACAGGGCAAAATTCAGAATCTCCATTTGAGCAGATTCTTGAATCCCTAAATTATGCAAGAGGAACTGCTTATGCTGCATATGATCCTACCATTACAGATACCGCTGTTTATGTAGAAAATTATGCAATAGCAAAAGCGATTATTGATTTATGGGAATCAAACCAAAGACTTGCAAATCAATTTGACCCATTAAAAATGGGAGCATATTTAGAAAGGTGGGAATCTATATTAGGAATCATGGTAGTACCAACTGATACTATTGACCAGAGAAAAGCTGTTGTTGGCGCGAAAATGTCATTATTGGCAAATGCTCCTATACACCAAGCAGTAGAAGATTTGTGCAAGGCTTATTTGGGAAATATGTTCGTTGAAGTAGTCAATAGTTACGCTTCTGAAAATTTGGGAGGCGTTCCTGGAGGAGCAACCGTGCCTGGTGGAGTTACTCTGCCAGATGATTTGTGGTTTTCTCCAATATCTATAATAGCGGTTAGAACTTGGCAGGTAAGAGATAAATACAATAATTATCTATATGATGAAAGAGATTATGTTAAAAAGATAAACCAATTATCTTATGTTTTGGACGGCTTTCTTCCTGCTTATATGTTGTGCACCACATATAGATTTCTTTATCAAGGAGCTGGAACTGTAAGTAATGGAACCACATATGAAATAGTTGGTTCAGGAACTGCATTTACAGTTGATCTTGATCCTGGAAGTCAAATAGAAGTAGTTGATGATGCAAATAATTTACGCACATATACAGTTGTAACAGCAACAAATCCAACTCATGTTACAGTTGTAGAGCCAGTTACTACAATGACGGGTTGCTATTATAGAATAAATGGCTTCTATCTTGATGTTACAAATAATCTTAATAATCTAATTTTCGGAGTTGATCCATAAGGAATAATCATGGCATTTACAAGAGCAAATCCATTCGGTTGGTTTAAGACCGA